CGCTATCAAGGACCTTTACATATATGACTTTGGTATATTCATAGAGGTAGCTCCTGACGAAGAGGAAAGAGCGCAGCTTGAACAGAATATACAGATGGCATTGTCTAAGGGTGACATAAACCTTGAGGACGCTATTGATATACGAGATATTAAGAACCTAAAGTTAGCTAACCAACTACTAAAGCTTAAGCGTAAGTCTAAGCAGGAGAGAGAAGAGAAGCTAATGGCTCAACAGCAAGCAATGCAAGCACAAGCTCAGCAACAGTCTCAGCAGATGGCAGGGCAAATGGCTATGCAGCAGATGCAGATGGAGACTCAGTCTAAGATGCAGCTGAAGCAGGCCGAGATAGCCTTTGAGATAGAGAAGATGAAGAACGAAGCTATGCTTAAGTCTCAGCTAATGCAGCAAGAGTTTGATCTTAATATGCAACTAAAAGGTGTAGAGGTTCAGGGTCTAGCTTCTAGAGAAAAAGAGAGAGAGGACGCTAAGTCAAAAAGGATTAGTCAGCAGAACACAGAGCAGTCTAAGTTGATTAACCAAAGAAAGAATAATCTTCCTCCACTTACCTTTGAGTCAAACGAAGATAGTATGGATGGTTTCGACTTAGCTGAGTTTGAACCACGATAAACTATAATATATTTTTTATAACTTTGCAAAATAAATTTAATCTAATATGGAACTAAAAGTAAGAGAGATAGGGTTGACTGAAGAGAAGTCGGTTCAGCAAGTAGAGCAAGAGCTACTTGACAAGCACGAGCAACAATTCAACAACACCACTACAACACCTATAGTTGATGCAACTATAGAAAACAACAATGCAGGTGAAGAGCCTGTAGAGTTAAGAGAAGAAGACGTTCTTTCATATATTGGTAAAAGGTATGGTAAGCAAATAAATTCCCTTGAGGAGTTTACACGTGAGAGGGAGGAAGCCGAGGCTTTACCTGACGATGTGGCAGCTTACTTTAAATACAAAAAAGAAACCGGGCGTGGAATTGAGGACTTTGTTAAGTTAAGCAGAGACCTTGATGAAATAAGCCCTGATAAATTGTTACGTGACTTTCTATCTGCAACAGAGAAGGGTCTCGATTCAGAGGATATTGAATCTATGATGGAGGAGTATTCTTACGATGAGGATCTTGACGATGAATCTTTTGTGAAGAAAGCCAAGTTAGCAAAGAAAAAAATGGTCGCTAAAGCCAAGGAGTATTTTGAATCCGAAAAAGAGAAGTACAAATCACCTATTGAGTCAATGGGTAATTCTATTTCTGAAGAAGATTCGAAGTCCCTGCAGGAGTATAAGCGATACATTGAAGAGTCGATGTCTTTAAGTGAGCAGATCCAACACCGAGAGGATTGGTATAAGCAAAAGACAGGTGAAGTTTTTGGCAATGAGTTCAAAGGTTTTGAGTTCAATATTGACGACAACAAACTTGTTTACGCCCCTGCGGACGCTACGGAGTTAAAGAAGGTGCATCTAGATCCATCAAATTTCACAAAGAAATATATTGGTGAGGATGGTCTTTTAACTGACCCTGTTGGCTATCATAAAGCGTTGGCAGTCGCAATGAATCCTGAAAAGTTTGCTAAGTTCTTTTACGAACAAGGCAAGTCAGAGGCAGTTGATGATGTGATGCGTAAGACAAAAAATATTAATATGTCTACACGACAGTCACCTCAAAATATTGCTGCAGGAGGAACGACAATAAGAGAAGTAGCCCAAGACTCAGGTAAGGGGCTGCGAATTAGAAGTAGAAAATAAAAAAAATAATTAAAAAACTAAAAAATGTCCGTACAAGCAATTCCGGGTTTTGCGTTGCAGCCAAGTGCGCAACAAGTCCCACTAAAAACAAATTACATTACCAACTTTGATTTCTTGAATCAGTATCTTCCTGATACTTATGAGAAAGAATTTGAGAGATATGGTAACAGAACAATCGCATCTTTCTTACGTATGGTAGGAGCTGAGATGCCTTCTAACTCTGACCTTATTAAATGGGCTGAGCAAGGAAGACTACATACTAAGTATGTTGATTGTACTACTACAGTTCTTACAACCTCTGACACAGCTACATTTACTGTAAATGATGTTTTGATCCCTTCAGGAGGCGGTCCTTCAGGAGAAGGTTCTATAGCTATAAGAGTAGGTCAAACTGTTATGTTCACACTTAATACAGGTGGAGCTAGTTACAAAGCAATTGTTACAGCAGTGAACACTTCTGCAAAAACTTTTGCCGTAGCATTCTACAATGCTTCAGGTATTACTAACGCATCTGCAGGAAACAAATGGACAGTATTTATTTACGGTTCTGAGTTTAAAAAAGGAACTAACGGAATGCAAGGTTCTTTAGAAGCTAGTGATGAGATCTTCGAAAACTCTCCAATCATCATCAAAGATAAGTATGCAGTATCAGGTTCTGATATGGCTCAAATCGGATGGGTAGAGGTTACTACTGAAAATGGTGCTAATGGTTACCTTTGGTATATGAAGTCTGAGCACGAAACTCGTCTACGTTTTGACGATTACTTGGAGACTGCAATGATCGAAGCTGTTCCTGCTGAAGCGGGATCGGGTGTTGCTGCATTGACAGGAGCTAACGATCAAATTGGTAACAAGGGGTCTGAAGGTATCTTCTATGTTGTTAACGAGCGTGGAAACGTATGGGGTGGTGGTTATCCAACTACTCTTGCTGATTTTGATACTATCGTATCTCGTCTTGATAAGCAAGGTTCAATCGAAGAGAACGTAATCTTTGTTGATCGTTCATTCAGCTTTAGCATTGATGATATGTTAGCAGCTCAAAACTCTTACGGTGCAGGTGGAACGTCTTACGGTCTATTCGAAAACGATAAAGAGATGGCTCTTAACTTAGGTTTCACAGGATTCCGTAGAGGTTACGATTTCTACAAATCTGATTGGAAGTACCTAAACGATCCTACAATGAGAGGTGGATTGCCTACTTCTGCAGGTTCAGGTAAAGTAAGTGGTTTGTTAGTTCCTGCCGGTTCTACTACTGTTTACGATCAGATCCTTGGTAAAAACGCTAAGAGACCTTTCTTACACGTTAGATACCGTGCTTCTGAAACTGAAGATAGACGCTACAAAACTTGGATTACAGGTTCTGCGGGTGGTGCTGAAACTTCTGATCTTGATGCAATGGAGGTTAACTTCCTTTCTGAAAGAGCAGTTTGTACTTTAGGTGCTAACAACTTCTTCTTGTTCCAAAACTAGAACAACTTAATACAGGGGTGTGTCTTCAAAGACACATCCCTTTTTTAAATTTTAATTAAATTATATCAAATGAAAAAAATACAAGAGTCAAAAGACAAGGTCTATAAACTCACAAGATCTGAAGCTCCGTTGTCTTTTATGATACCAACAAGACACACGGCACAGTTCCCATTATTATACTTCGATGAAGAGGCAAGATCAAACAGAGCGCTACGCTATGCAAGAAATCAAAAGTCTCCATTTGAGGATGAGCAGGATGGAAATGCTATCCTAGAGCCCGTTATTTTTGAAGATGGTTTCTTAAGCGTTCCAAGAACAAATCCTGTACTACAAGAGTTCCTCCACTACCACCCACTAAACGGGATTAAGTTTGAGGAAGTTAATCAAGAAAGAGATGCTTCGGAAGAAGTTGAACAAATGAATGCTGAGGTAGATGCACTTATCGCAGCAAGAGAGATGACTATCGAACAGGTAGAGATGGTTTCTCGTGTTCTATACAATAAAGATATCAGTAAAGTGTCTACTGCAGAGCTTAGAAGAGATATCTTGGTGTACGCTAGGAACTACCCAAGTTCTTTTTTGAATGTAATTAATGACCCATCATTAAAGCTTCAATCTACTGTTACTTTATTCTTTGAGAAGGGATTATTGACATTTAGAAAGAACAACAAAGAGGTTTGGTTTAATACCAACACTAACAAAACAAAAATGCTTAACGTACCTTACGGAGAAGATCCTATGGGGATGGTATCATCATTCCTTCAGTCTGATAACGGCATAGAGAACTTTAAGCTACTTGAAAAGTTATTGTAATCAGTCATTTTGTCTATATAAGAAAGACCTCAAAAAATGGGGTCTTTTTTTTTGTTATCTTTGTGACTCATTAACTATATTTATTTTTTAAGAAAATGGAAAAATTTTTAAGCATTCCTGTAACAGGAAAAACAAACCAACTGATTTCTGCTAACGATATCCTTATTGTTAGACAAGCTTCTACTACCACTGTAGTTATTAATTACGCAGGAGGTAAAGTGACAACTTTAACTCACGCTGCAGCGCCTGCTTCTAACGAGGCAGAAAGAGACATTATCCAAAATGCTATAGTTCAGGTACTACAGCAGTCTTGGACTAACGTTGCGCTAGAGGTAATTAACTTGCCTTTTGCTGTAAGTGCAATTGCTATAGCTTAGTAAAACACCTTACCAATTTATTGAGAGAGTCCAATTTTATATTGGACTCTTTTTTTTTATTATCTTTGTAGAAAGGTTTACAGATGATCAACTCAGTTAGAAATACAGTTCTGTCTGTACTGAACAAGAATAACTACGGATACATATCGCCATCGGATTTTAATTTATTCTCCAAGCAGGCGCAATTAGATTTATTTGAGACTTATTTCTATCAGTACAATTATCAGATTAATAAAGAAAATGCCCGCCAATCAGGCACAGGGTATGCTGATATACGCAAGACTATGGAAGAACTTATTGAGGTGTTCTCAGTTTCAAATCCATTAAGCCTAAGCACTACTCCTCCAACAATAAGCAACGTGTACCAATTACCATCTCCGACTACTACAGGAGATGACTACTACCTATTAAACAAGGTACTTGTATACAATAATTTTCTACTAGACGGTACAACTACAGACGTAGATCCGAGTGGGAAAGAGATAATAGATTTGAGTTCTGCGTTTATTACAGATGGAGTGCAGGCCGGTGATGTTGTTGCGTTAGTAAGTGGAGGCATTACGCAGTACGTTACGATAACATTTGTTAACTCTGAGACATCATTGTTTACTACAGCAAGTAACGTAACCTCAACTCCGTTCAATTCAATTGGCATAAACTACAACATATACAGGGACTCGCTAGAGGAAGCAGAGAAGGTTTCGCACAGCAAGATAACTATGCTCAACAACTCTTTGTTGACTAAGCCTAATCTTACTTTTCCTGCGTACACGCAGGAGGGAGGAATATTAACCGCATTCCCATCTACAGTGAATAAAGTTGGTCAGGTATTATCTCAGTACATAAGATATCCTAAAGATCCTAAGTGGACTTACATAACTCTAGTAAGTGGCGAGCCTGCATTTTCGCAGTCACAACCCGATTACCAAGACTTTGAGCTTCCACTTGATTGCGAGCCTGACTTGGTTAATAAAATTCTTCAGTATGCCGGTATGTCTATTAGAGAGGTATCAGCAGTTCAGTTTGGGCAGGGCCTTGAGCAAATAGCTAATCAATCACAACAATAATAGAAAATGGGGTATATATCACAGTATCAATACTACGATAACGGAGGGGCTAGTCCTGAAAATGAAAATTGGGGATCGTATCAGTATGTTTCTTTGTACGACATAGTAAACAACTTTATGTTGATGTACGCAGGAAACCACAGTCTAATAAATAACGATGAGAGGTTTAAGGTTTTGTTCCACGCAAAAAGAGCGATACAGGAGCTTAACTACGATGCGTTTAAGGAGATAAAAATACTAGAGCTTAGTATTGACGATCAACTAAGGTACATTCTTCCATCTGACTATGTGAATTGGGTTAGAATATCTATCCAAAGACAAGGAATACTTTACCCACTAAGCGAAAACATACAGACCAATTGGTCTAATGCATACCTTCAGGACAACACAGGAAAGATTCTATTTGACGAGGACGGCAATGCACTATCTACTCCGTTTTCAAAACTAGATTACGATAGGATTTTTACTATGCAGCCAACCATATATCTAAATAGCAGCTCACCTTTTTACGGGACTAACGGATACAACGACAATGGGAATTGGTACTTTACTAGAGACATAGGCGCTAGGTTTGGCCTCAATGCAGAGACAGCTAATGCCAATCCAACCTTCAACATAAACAAGAAGGGTGGTGTCATAAACTTTAGCTCAGGAACACAGGGAGAGTTGGTCGTGCTTGAGTACATATCTGATGGTATGGAGAACGGTAACGACAGCAATATCTCTGTAAACAAGATGTTTGAAGATTATATGTACGCAGCTATAGAGTATGCTGTACTTAGCTCTAAGTTTGGTGTTCAGGAATACGTAATCAATAGGGCTAAAAAAAGAAGACGAGCTTTGTACAATAACGCAAAAATAAGAATAAGCAATATTCATCCCGGAAGGCTTCTAATGAACCTACGAGGACAGGATAATTGGCTAAAATAATATGCCGAATTTATCAAGAAACTTTATAGCAGGTAGGATGAACAAGGTCGTTGATGAACGACTTGTGCCTAATGGCGAGTACATCGATGCCCTTAATATCCGTATGGGTTCTACTGAGAACTCTG